TAGAAACTATACCTACTTTTTCACTCCTTGGGGCGATCTCTGCTGTAGTCGAGCAGATAGTTTAACCAAGGGGCAATGCAGCTTCTGCTGCCTGCACGGATGGACGCTCCTCGGAGTGTGCTGGTAATACCATCAAGCGTTCTAGTCTGCGATAACCACCCTACTTTGGCTTGGTAGGGTTTAACTGTGCTTTAATCAAATAGCCAAGAGCATCGCATGTCAGTAGCGCGGCATGAGCACAGCTAGGGACTTAAAAGGGGGGATTGAAGTGTCCCACAGTAAGGCGCGACGGTGGAGCGTCTCACCGAGGTCACGGAGGACCTCGTTAAACTAATCTCCGGGTGCGGTGATCACAATCTTCACCACCCTTGGCCGGGCAAACAACCGTTTCACACACGAATTTTTACCATGGCCACAATCACGACAGCAAAACGAGTTCTTGCGCTCTCGAGAGGAATGGTTACCCTCTCAAATGCTTTCACACGCGGTGAAATCACAAACGCGAAGGTTGGGATGGCAGTTGCCTGCTCAGCCACGGCGGCCACACTTGTGTACCGCTATGTTCAGCCCTGGATGCAATCTGAGAACGCAAAGCTCAGACAGGTGCTGGAAGGGGGTGGTGTAAACCCCGAGGAGGCTGCTGACTTGATCGTCAGCACACACCCAGTTGGGCAGGAAGAGGTTGTGATGGTCGGTGATGTCCCGATCGTAATGACCACAATGCCCCAGGAGCCAGAGGTGCCATGCAAGAGGCGCATCAAGAAGGGCTGCCGTGGCAAATTCATCCGTGAAATTGTCGCCGCTGTCAAGCTCCGTCTGGGAACTCCCAAACCGACCATGGCCAACCGACGCGCTGTACAGAGAGTTGCTCGTGAAGAGCTTCAAGAGTACAACTTGCGTAAGGTTGTTTCTGCCAGTGTCATTCCCACAATTGTTGAGGCAGTGTTTGTGCCTAACAAGTGGGAGGTGGCAGCAGCCCAATTGGGCTCCAGCATGCTCGCTCAGTCGAGGAAGCTTAAGGTTTCCTTGCTGCTCGAGATGGCTGGATTCAACCAGGCCTGAAGTGGCTTGGGCGTGCTCCATGGCGAGCGACACGTTTCGGCGTTGTCGCATCCGCGGCTGATCATGGAGCGAAACGCTCAGGCCGCTTGCCGTTCGCGCCAGATCTACGTAGTAGAAGGGATCTCTGGAAATAAGCGAACGTTAACATGCAATGATCCCGACATCAACACCCTTAACACAGCATTGCTGGAGCGGGTTTTCTACCACAAGGTCGATGGGGAGTATCGACTTGTTGAGGATCCGGATCCTGTCGTTGTTAACGATAGGCTCCGTGATTTTCGGAAGCGCTTGCTTAGACGGCTCGGAACTTCCTCCCCTGTTTCCCCTGAGGCTTTTGCCCAGATGTACACGGGACGTAAACGAACCATCTATGAAAGAGCGGTAGAGGATTAC